GCAGGTCCAGCGGGGTCCGGTTCGTCTTCACCCCAGCGGCCTGGACGCCCCTGCTCATCAATGACGTCGGTATGGATCACCATCGCGCAGCGACTGTCGATCAGACTGGCGAGCCGATCGGCGATAGACGAAACCCGTTCGCCCGCCATTAGCACGGCCGCCCCCTTCGCCTTGAACTCCGGCTGATCCCTCAAGATGCTGGCAAAATTGCTGACCAGCTCATCGCGAAGCATCCGTCGCATCAGTACACCAGATATTCCAGCTCCGCGTCTTCCAAGGCGCAGTGCATATCGGGATCGGCCTCGAGCTTGTTCAGACGCGCGCCCACATCCTGGACGGAGCCGTCGATCGGGAACTTCGGGTCGCGGTGCGCCGCCTTCGCAAGTCCACCTATCGCATCGTCACGCTTCTTCTGGCCCAACAGCCAGCGACCAAAGTTGGGCCTGGGTTGTTCTTCCGGCTTAAAATGCTTCATCGTCATTCTCCTGGTACACTCGTCCCAGCGGATGACAGATGATGACCGTAGCCTAGCTAAGCTGGCGGATTTCCGCCGCATTGCCAGCCTCCATCACCGACTCGGACGATGGAGAACGTATAGAACAAAAAGAGAACAATGAGAACTCATTGCGCAGCCTCCACACACTTGGCGCGCAGCTCATCGACCATGCGGGCGGCACCTGCAATGCTAAGCACTCGGACGGGACCACGGGCGTTACGGTCATAGGTGGCGGCTTGCACAGCCAATTTAGAACCAGCCGCTACATCCGAGACAAACTTCTGCATTGAGGCTTGATCGCTGGGATAGATCGTCGTGACCAAACCTGCGGAGGTATTCTGCCATTTACCTAGGACAGGCTCGTTAGCGTCGACTCGGTAGGCAACCGCATATTGGTCTGATGAACCAAGATATTTGTCGATGTGAACTTCTGCTGTCACCTCACCCGCTGGCGCGCGATTGTCACACCAAAGGATCAGGTCAATTCCGACGCCCCGTTTGCGAGCGGCCACCTGTGTCCGATCATCCATGGGATTGATCGAGGATTGCACTTGCCACCCATCGGCGGCGGCTACTGGATGCTCAGGCACACCGACCAGAGCAGCCAACGCCATCAGAACATAGGCCATCATTCCCCCAACTATATTGATCTACCAACCCACACTACGCGGCCAATCAACTGAAAACTCTCACGGGTCGCATCACTTTCCAGATCAAGCATCCGGTCCCAGCGATCATAATCTCTATTATCGCTGATAATCAAAACACGCCGTTCCATCGGGAAATGAACGCGTTTGATCATTAATTGATCGTCCAGCCGCAGGACATAAATCCCATCCACCGGCTCGCGGCGACTAATGTTGATCATGACCAAATCGCCATCGTGAACGGTAGGCGCCATGCTGTCACCCTTGACGTGCATAACGCGCAAAGGCCGAGGATCGCCAAACTGGCTTCGCAACCAATGTGTAGGAAAGCCTAGGCTCTCCGGTGATTGTCCGGCTTCCACAGCGCTAGCGCCATGGCCTGCGGATGCCTGAACATCATGCAACGGTACAAATGACATATCTGGGCTGACTGCCTCAGTTCCTACATCATCAACATCACGATTGAGGAGGGCATCGACTGATTGCCTAGCGGCGAGGGCAAACTTTTCCGCCCTCTCATGAGTGAGCGGAGCCTTTCCCGCCAAAATCCGCTGAAGCGTAGCGTAGGGGATGCCGATCTCATCTGCGGCAACCTTTTGATTTTTATAGCTGTCTACCAGCATTTTGATCCGCGCAAGTACATGCGGAGCCACACGGTCAGGCACCAGCCCTCTCCGACATCAGATTTTGATGTTGACATCTAAACTGATGTTGAAATAGACGGATCAACATCAGTTTGATGTTTGGAGCCCAGATGGATTGGCACCCCGAAGATATTAAGGCGGCTGTTCGGAAACGTGGCTCAACACTGAGCGCACTCGCGGCACGCAACGGCATGAGCACCCAGGCACTTTCCAGGGCGCTCGACGAACGTTCATCTGCGAGAGCAGAAAAGGTCATTGCGGACTTCCTTGGCGTTCACCCGATGAAGATTTGGCCCTCTCGCTATGACAAGCAGGGCGAGCGACTGAGCCTTCTGGCTTTCCGGAAGGTGGCCGCGTGATGGCTCGTTATCACAACATCAAGTGCGAGTCTTGTTTCCTCTACGTTCGCACCCCGAAAAAATTACGGACGACCGAAATGGCACAGTTTTCTGCGCCTAACGCTCAACATCATGCCGACATCAAAGTGGGGATGTTCGCATGAGCGCCCCGTCGAAATTGGCGTCCCATCTGAGCGCCCAGGAAATTGCGGACCTGCGCTTGGCGGGCCTGCCGACGACCAAGAAGGGTGTCCAACTCCGGGCGAATAGCGAAGATTGGCCGTGGCAACCACGCCCGGGCCGGGGTGGCATCACCCGCGCCTATTCGGTCATGGGCTTGCCCGAAGAAGCCCGTGCCGACCTGCTGGGGCGCCGGGCCGATGCGGTCGATGCCGAGGCGCGGCCTGTTGGACGTCCAAAAGGGATCGACTGGTTCTCCCAACATCAAGATGCCGCCGATGCTGTGATGGTGATCCTCGCCAATCACAGAAGATCGTCGCGCACCATTATGAAGCTGCTCGCAACGCGCTTCGACAAGTTGCCGTCACTTCCGACACTTCAACGGTTCATCAAGAAAGTCGAAGACGAACAGCGCGTCCTCCTGACCGCAACCCGCGACCCGGATCGCTTCAAGTCCCGCTATCGCCCCGCACTCGGCCGCATGGATGCCACCGTGTCCTACGCCCACGAGATGTGGGAGATCGACACGACCAAGGCTGACGTGATGTGCACGGACGGGCGCAAGTCGATCCTGGGCATCATCGACCGCTGGTCGCGCCGGTCGCGCTTTCTGGTCGTCGAGAGCGAAAGCGCCCAGTCGGTACGCCGGATGCTGGTGTCGACCATCATGGCCTGGGGCGTCATGCCCGGCACCCTGAAGGTCGACAACGGCTCCGGTTTCATGAACCAGTCGATCATCACCGCGCTCGATGCGCTGGGGATCATCCTGGACCCGTGCCTTCCCGGCCACCCGGAAGACAAACCCCACGTCGAGCGCCTGTTCGGCACCTTCAACCGCGAACGCGCCTCGCTCCTCAAGGGCTTCCTTGGCCACAATGTAGCCCAGGCCCAGCAGCTTCGCGCCCGCGCCAAAAAGGAAAAGGGTCGGGCCGTCATTGAGGCGGCGATCGACAGCGCCGAACTCCAGCGCATTCTGGATGCCTGGGTCGATGGCGAATATCACCAGCGCACTCATAGCTCGCTGGGCATGTCCCCCATGGCGAAGTGGCAAAGCTCCCCGACGCCGGGCCGGGCTGCACCTAGCGAGAGTCTGCTGAAGATCGCGCTGAGCGCCTTCGTGGGCCACGCCACAGTCGGTAAGCGGGGCATCCGCTGGAAGAGCGGTCGTTATTGGGCGCCTGCCCTCGTCGCACACATGGACCGCCGCGTCACCCTTCGCCGGGACGAAGACGATCTGGGCGCGCTCTTCGTCTTCGACGAGGACGGCAACTATATCGACACCGCCATAGATGCAGCCCGAAGCGGCATGTCGGAACAGCAATATGCGCTGGCCGCCCGCCGCCAGTTCAATGCCTGGGTCGGGGAACAAAAGGCCGAGCTGAAGAAGAAGCAGGGCGCCTTCTCGATCGACAAGGCCCGCGAACAGATGCTTCGGGCCGAAGCGGAAGCTGCTGGCAAGCTGACCCACCTGCCCATGCCGTCCCGGCCGCTGACAACCCCGGTCATGGACAGCATCGCCAACGCGCCCGCCCCGGCGCTGCCCGATCAGGCGAGCCTGGACGAAGCCATGGCCCGCACCGCGCCAACACCCAAGGCTGCGGCCGTCAAATCGCCCGCCGAGAAAATGGCGGAAGCCGACGCGATCATCTTCGCGGCCGAGCGCGGCGAAGCCGTCGATCCCGACGCGCTGCAACGCGCCCGCCTCTACGCCACCACGTCCGAATATCGCGCCGAGAAAATGGTTTCCGGCGTGTTCGGCGCCCCGGTCCCAGCCCCGGCCACGCGCCGCCAGGGGGCCGCATGAAAACCGCCTTTCAACAGCCATTCACAACGGAGGAAACGCCGATGAATCATCTTGCCAGCCAACCCCGGCTTGATCTGGGAGACGGCCCCACCGGCCACGCCCAGCTCACTAATATGAGCCTTGCCCTGCGCACCTTGCTCGACTGCAAGGATGGCGGCCCCGGCGATCCGCGAATGGGGGTTTTCTACAGCTTCTCCGGTTATGGCAAGACCATCGCCGGTGCCTTCACCGCAGCCCGCACCGGAGCATCCTATGTCCTGGCGCAGTCGGTCTGGTCCCAGCGAACTCTGTTGGAAGCCATCGCCGAAGAATTGGGCATCACGCGGATGGACAAGACCGCGCCCAAGCTGCTGCGCCAGATCGTGGATCATCTGAACTACGATCCGCGCGACCTCATCATCGACGAATTCGACCATCTGGTGAACAAGCGGTCGATCGAGATTATCCGCGACATCCACGACGCGACCGGCATCGCCATCATGCTGATCGGCGAAGAAGCGCTGCTTTCCAAGCTCAAGGAATGGGAGCGGTTCGACAACCGGATCGCCGTCGCAACGCCCGCGCAGCCTGCTTCCTTTGCCGACGCCTGCAAGCTGCGGGATCATTATTGCACCCGCGTCCGCGTCGAAGACGATCTGGCCGAGCTGTTCCAGGTGAAGTGCAAGGGCGTCACCCGCCGTATCGTCGTCAACCTGAAGGCCGCCCAGCGCGCCGCCGCCGAGGCGGGCGAACCCCGGATCGACCGCGACTGGTGGGGCGACCGCCCAATCAAGACCGGCGCCGTCACCGTCCGTCGGCTGGAGGCGGCCTGATGTCAGCGGACACCATCACGCTCACCATCAGCCGCGATGATCTGGCCTGCTTGCACCTGGTCGTCGCGGCCGAGGCGCTGGCTCTCCTGGGACGAACGATGCGCAGCACATTGATGCCCAGCGAAGCCCATCGCCGGGACCGCCTCGTCGCGCTCAGCGACATGCTGGGCACCGCTCACAGGGGCAGCCGATGAACTTCGTCTCGGCGCCGCGCATGCGCGATCCCGAACGGGCAGCCTGGACGCTGCTGCGCTTTGCGCGGCGCCCGATGTCGCTGGCCGACATCGTGCTGGGCGACGGTCTGCCCGAAAATACCGGCATCCAGGTCAGCGATGCCGTCGCCCTTCTCGACCGCTGGCGCGGGGCCGGACTGGTCGAACTAACCGACAATCGGGGGTTCTACATCATGCTCAAGGAGGCGAAAGCCCTCCGCGATCCACCGGCCGTACCGGCGCCTGCGCGCCAGCCGGCCGCACGATCGACCCGCCAGCGCATCTGGTCGGCCATCAGGGTCATGCGCGCTTTCGACCTGGTTGAAGTCTGTTTCGCCGCCACCGTCGAAAAGGCCGCAGCCCGTCGCGTCCTCAACCAGCTCACCCGCGCCGGATACCTGATCCGCACCGACCAGCCCGGCGACGATCATCCCCGGTGGCGGCTCGGCCGCGCCTGCGGCCCCAAGCATCCGTCCATAGAATATGCGGGCCGCACGGTGATCGCCCTGATCGATCGAAACAGCGGCGCCCGCTTCCCCCTGTCTCCGACCCAAAAAATTTTAGCCCCGGAGATTCACCATGTCTCTTAATGCCTCCAGTACAAACATAGAACGTGCCGTCGCGGCCTGGGGCGAGGACATGCCCGCCTGGGTCCGCCTGCTCGCCAGCGCCTGCGATGCCGACAATCAACGGATGGTCGGTGACCGGCTGGGCAAATCGAGCGGCTACATCAGCCGCCTGATCAACCGCAGCTATGCGGGCAGCTATCCCGAAGCCGAGCGCCTTGTTCGCGCCACCTACGGTGCCGAGGATGTCGCCTGCCCGCTGTTCGGCCCGATCCCGCTCTCCAGTTGCCTGCGCAACCGCCGCCGCAAGGGGCCGCCCCGTCATCAGGCGCACCATCAATATGCGGCGACCTGCCCGACCTGCCCGAACAACACTGATGGAGGCGAGGGATGATGGCCCGCCTGTCCGCCCTTTGGAACCGTAGCATCGCGCTGTTCGATTGGCTGTTCGCAGATGACGGCGCCCGCCGCCATGAACCGGAACTGAGCATCGCGCTTCGTCAGGCGATGCTGCTGGTCGGCCCGGCCGCCATCGTCCTGGGCATCGGCATCATGGCGATACTGCCATGAAATCCGCCCGCCCCATTCACCCAGCACCGCCCGATCAGCGGGGCTTCGTGGTCCTTTACCGGCCCACCGAGATCAATCGCTGCCCCGGCTGTGGCGGCACCCATTGGTGGGTCGGCCGGTCCTCGGCCGAATGCCACCGCTGCCACACCGCTCTCCCCCTCATGTCGCCGCTCACACCCGGCATCACCACGGAAGGAAACAATTAATGTCACGCCGTAAGGCTCCCAAACTGGAAGCTCCCCAGACGATCGAAGAAGCCGTTGCCCAGATCGTGGAGTACCGCGACATCCTGGACAAGATCGAGGAGCTGAAGCTCGACGCAGCCTCCGCCATCGCCAAGATCGAGGGCGCGCGCGACGAATTCGCCGCCCCGCTGGATCAGCGGTCGAAGGAATTGTTCCGCCAGCTCCGCGCCTGGTGGGGCGTGGCCGCTCCCTCCCTCACCGAAGGGAAGCGCAAGTCCATCACGCTTGCCGGGTGCAAGATCGGCGAACGGACATCCACCCCGGCGCTCAAGCATGAGGGGATCAAGGCAGACACCCTCATTGATGAACTGGCGGAACTTGGCCTGGGCGAGCTGCTCCGCATGTCCACCAAGCTCGACAAGCAAGCCTGCATCGCCGCGATCTCCGACAATACCGAACTGGGGCAAGTCCTGCTTTGGCTGGGCGCCCGCAACCACCAGGCCGAAGAATTCTTCATAGACCGGGCCGAGCAGAAGGAGCCGGCCGCGCAGCCCATCCCTGTCGAGGAGGCCGCGGAATGAGACTGTCCGTCGTCGAAACCCGGATAGCCGAGATCGAGCAGCTGTCCCGGCAGCGCGGCCTGAGCGAAGCCGAACTCAGCGAATATGACCGGCTGCTCAACCGCAGGCGGATCAGGAAGACGCGGATCGGGCGCCAGATCAGCGCATGCGAAGCCAAGCTGGCGCGCCTACGCGCGGAACAGGCGGTGCTGGTATGACACCCGTTATGCTGGCCCGCCTTCAGGCGGCATCGGACTTCGTGCTGGCGCAGCTCCAGGCAAAGGTGGCGGCCGCCGACATCATCGCCGGTTTGGTTGCGGACCACCGCGCCTTCTACAGGCGCGGCGATCCTAACATCCTGCGCGTGGCGGGCATCACCGCAAGTTGCACCAGCTCGGCCGACAAGGGCTTGCTCGATCGCTGGAAGGGCAACGCTACCGTCAAGATCGCCGTGGAGCGGGCCGATGGCTAAGCTCAACCGCTGCACTTGCGGCCGGATGCCTGTCATCCGCGCGCGCATCACCGCTGACAGACTGGTCAGCACCCAAGCAACCTGTCCCCGGATCGAATGCGGGGCGCAGGGGCCGGAATATATCGACCATGAGCATAATGCGGAGGGCGCAGCCCGGCTGTGGAACCGCGATGGCGGGAGGAAAGCCGCATGACCTTTATCTATGACATCCCGACAGACACTATTGTCGACGGCGAGGATGGTGGCCTGATCGCTATTCTCACAGAAGGCGTCGATCCCGAGGACAGCCTGAAAATGGCCGCCTCGCCCGAGATGTTCGATGCGCTGGCAGCCATCATCTATGCGTGGCAGATCAAGGAACTGGTGTTGCCCGAGGCCTTGGCGGAAGCGGGCATTCGCGCGCTTGCCAAGGCAACTCCTCCCGAGTTCTGCGGTCCAGCAGCGCGGGCGTTCGCAACATTCGCGATGAATCACGACATCGACGATGACGGCTGGGTAGCCAAATCGCCCGGCACGGGCGCTCAGCGATGATCCGGGTCTACATCATCGCGGCCGATAGCCCCGAACCGCTCCATTTCGCTCTGGAGCGTCGTCCAGGCGGGCGCGGCCCGTCACCAGTTATGGCGCTGCGGGAAGTGGTCGAGATCCGCGATCTCGCCGATCCCGCCCGGATGCGCGCCCTAGCAACAGAATTTCACCAACACTTCAAGGAGACGCGCCGTGGCTATTAAAACCGAAGGTCTAGCGACCGGCCTTAATGTCCCTGTCGGCGACGCGAAAGCGCCGGAAGGGCAAACCGGCATTGGCTTCAGCATCATGAATGGCGTGATCGTGGTGAGCATAACCCGCAACGGCATCGGACTGGCTGCGGCGCTGGCCGGGGACGACATCGACCGTGCCGCTGGCTTCATGGCCGACGCAATGGTCCTGGCCACGCGACACGAGCATCCCTCCATGAGGACGGTCCAGTGACCGAGAGCATTATGATATTGTTCGGCCGAGACGAGGGGAAGGTTAAGTCCTTTTCCACGGCCTCTGGCGCGAAGGCGACCCGACTTACGATCGTGCTGGAGATGACTGACTCCTACGCGCTCAGTCGCGTGTTGCAGGAGCTTCACTCCGCACAGCATCCGCCTAAACCGGCCCCTCCTCCTCCTCCGCCCAAGCAAAGGCGCGTGGCCCTGCCAGCGCCACCTTTAGGCCTGCCTTTTTACGGAGAAGATGCATGACACCCGAAATGCGTCGGACCCTGACCGTCATTCAGGAATATCATGCCGCGCATGGCGTATCGCCCACCTTTCAGGAGCTGATGGAAGCCCTGGAATTGAAGTCCAAGGCGCCCGTCCACCGCCGCGTTCAGGCCCTCGTTGAACGGGGCCACCTTGTGAAGCTCCCCGGCCGGGACCGCGCCTATGCGCCGGTATCGGCCGCGCCGGACCTGTCGTCGGTGCCAGTCGATGCCCTGCGCGCCGAACTGGCGAAGCGGGAGGGCAAGGATGGTTGAAGCCGCTCGCGCCCGGAACGTCCCGGCCAAGAAGCAATCCGCGCCCCGTGGCACCCATCGTCTCATCATCGCCATCCGCGCGGCCTGCAAACGGCAGGGCATCGACGACGACATGCGCAAGGACATTCAGGTCAAGCTGATCGGCAAGGCCAGCATGTCCGACATGACGATCGGCGAGTTGGGCCGCCTGCTCGACCATTTCAACAAGGGTTGGAAAGGCCCGATGGGGCACCGCGCCCATATCGGCAAGATCAAGGCTCTCTGGTGGTCGCTCTACTGGCTGGGCGCGATCGACGATCCCGGCGACCGGGCGATCTCCGCCTTCGTGGAACGGCAGACGGGTACGTCGGCGTTGAAATTCCTCGACCATCGCAAAGCCGCCAGCGTGATCGAAGCCTTGAAGTCCTGGTTAGGGCGCGAAGGCGTGGAATGGCCGACGCCGGAGAAAGCCGACGCCATTGCCGACATCACGCCGGGATACACCGATCTCCGGGGCGACCGTCACGCCATACTGGCTGCCCTTGAACGACCGTTGCGCGATGCCGGGCAGCTTTTCGGCCATTATGCCCATTATCTGGAGCGCGCCCTCGGCCTGGTCCCCAACCATCATTGCTGGTCAACCGCCGAACTGGACGCGGGCATTCGCCTCCTCGGCCGCAAGCTCCGCCGTATGCAGGGCAGGAAGGTTGAGGACTGATGGCCCGGCAGATTGCAACCCGGCCGGAAGACCTGCCGATCCCAGAAGATGCGAAAGCCCATGAAAGCTGGCCGCCCATCATGTTGGACATGGCCGCGCATGTCGGCGCCCATGCCACGCTCAGGATCGTGGATGCCTTCGCCGGGCAATATATCTATGTGCCCATGGACGTTTCGCGCAGCCCGTTCACAGATGTCGTCGGAGCCGAAAAAGCCGCCGTCCTCGCCCATGTCTACGGGAGGGAACGACTACCCATTCCGGTCGGCCGCAATGCCCTGATGCGGGCACGACGGGCCGGGGTCATTGCCTTGGTCAGGGCGAAGAAATTGGGCGTGGGGGAAGCGGCGGCATTGCTCCGTATGCCCGTTCGTCATATGTCGCGCTTGATCAACAAGACCGACGAGGGCACAGATGCGGAACCGACGCTCTTGCTCCAGCGTCCCCGCGATGCTCGCCAGCTCGATATGTTTGAGTAACTTGGCAACGCATTAGCCCACCGGGGCAGTCACTCCATGCGGCCCTTTTGACGGCATCGTGAAACGGCATTTCAACGTCGTTTCATGGGGGGCATCGTGTCCGTCAGCAACTATCGCCAGCCGGGTGTCGCCGATGCCTGACTGGGTTCAACTTATCATTGATCTTTGGCCGATCGCATCGACGATCACGCCCATCATCCTGCTCGCGGGCTTCCTGTGGCTCCGCCAGAAATTCCCGTCGAAGGAGGACTTCGACGCCCTCAAGGCGACCGTCGATAAGCTGACGGTCGATCAGGCCGCCAGCACCAACACCATCAAGCTGCTCAAGAATGAGCGGGACGATCCGCCGACGCGGGTGCAGTTGATGGATGAACTGGGCGACCTTGCCGAACGCACCAGTGGCGTTGAAGCCTCTGTGAAAGGGCTTTCCACCCAGCTCGGCACGGCCATGGATTTGCTCCAAATCCTGATTGAACGGGGGGTCCGCTGATGATTCCCGAACCGATCCTACCGCTCGTCCGGCGCGCCATCCTCGATCTGCTGAACGATATCGGCGGCGAGGAGAATGACGATGTCCTGACCGTGCTGCTCACCAGCTTGGGGCACCGCTTCCCTCGGCCCGCCGTCGCGGCACAGATGGTCTGGCTCGCCCAACATGAAATGAGCCTGGTCGAAGTCACCGACTGCGGTCCCTACACCGTAGCGGCCATTCTGCCCAATGGGCGGGAGGTCGCGGAAGGCAGGCTGCGCCTGGACGGCATCTGGCGTCACAAGACGGGCAAGCGGTAAGATGGGCCGCAAATCGTCCATAAATACGCTGCCGCCCGACATTCAGGCGGCTGTGCTGAAAGCCATGGAAGGTGGCGCCACGATTGATGACATCGTGGAGCGGCTTGCCGATCTCGGCCACAAGCGGTCCCGCTCCGCCGTCGGCCGCTATGCCAAGCAATATTCCGAACTGGCGGCCCGGCAGCGCGACGTGCGTTCCGTGGCAGAAGCATTCGCGGCAGACTTTGGCGGGACCGACAATGCCGAAGGCAAGCTGATGGTCCATATGCTGACCAGCATCGGCACCCGCATGATCATGCCCATGGCGGCCGAGGAAGACCCGGAGCTGGGAGCCAAGGATTTTCACCTTTTGGCCAAGGCGACGAAGGAACTGCTGTCGTCGGCAAAGATCGACGCCGAACGCGACGCCAAAATCCGGAAGGAAGCTACGGAAGAAGCCCGGCGCCAGGCGGCCGAGGACGCCGAAGAAGCCGCCCGGTCGGCAGGCGCGTCCGAGGCAACGATCGACCGCATCAAGTCCAAGCTGCTGGGCCTTGCCGCATGACGGACCTGTTCGCCGCCCTGGAGCGCCCGGCCGAGCATCCCATCGCGGGTTTCAGCATCGATGCCGTTCCGCAGCGCCGCCTGGACGCGGCGCTCGCCTTTCTTGCCCAACAGGGCTTGCGGGTCCGCTCCTTCACGCTGGGGG